TGGAAGAATATGCCGGTCTACATCCCGAAGGTGGGCGAGACGGTCAGCTTCCTGGTGGACGAGGTGTTGGGCGGCCGGCGGGGCACGGTGGCCGACATAGACGATGAAGGGCGAATCAGCCTACTGATGGAAATTATGAAGCGCACGGTCCGCGTCAAGACGACAGCGGACCGGATCGAGCCGGTGTAGCGGACCCTGCCGCTGAAACGGTGAGATGGGCAAAGCTCCGTGCCCAGCGCACCCGCCGATAGGCGGGAAGCGGAGCTTTACAGTCGAGCCGCCCGGGAAACCGAGGCGGCTTTGTCGTGTCTAGGGTGTGCGGTTGGCTTGTCACAGCTCCGCTGCCCTCCTTGGGCGTTTCCTCCCTAGACTTGGGCCGCTTGTTCATTCAAGCGGCCCTTTTAGTGAAGGGGCGGACGCGAGCACGCGCCCTCGCGGCGAAGGCCGCCGCCGCTGGACAACCGGCGGGCGCCTACCCAATGCGGCAAAACTGAGTCAGCCCGGAATCATTTGGAATCAAAAGATGTCAGCCGACCCGCGCGCGCCCGAAATGACAATGGTCGCGCTCCGCAATCCTCAGGACGAGCGCGCCTGCCAGCACCTGGCGGCCGGTTTCGGGCTGACTCCGGAAGAGCGCGCCAAGCGCGGCTTGCGGCCTGAGGCGACGCTGCAGGAAGAGGCCGCGGCGATCGGCGGGCTCGATGCGCAGGCGTCCTCGTTCAAGGCAAACGCGCGCAAATACTGTCAGCGCAAGCAGATCCGCGAGCGCGTCGCCGGCATTCAGTACCAGGGCGCAGCCCTCGCCTCGACATCGGTCGCCTCGCTGCTGGTGGAAGCCGAGCAGGCGCGGTCCGGCGCGATGACGAAAAAGGATTTCTCCGCCGCGAACGCCTGCATCGTGACCAAGGCGACGCTGGCCGGCATCTGGCGCAACCGCCTCGAAGCATCCGGACCGGGTGGTGCGCCGCTGCCCGCTGCAGCCGTTGGCCCCACGATCATCATGACCGGCGCGCCGCCGGCAGCGCAGACTGCCAGTGCTACATGATAGCCGGCCGGACGCGCTTCGCGTTCACCTGCATCCGAAACAGTGGGTTGCGTTCCTAACCGAGGCGACCGAGGTTCTGTTCGGCGGCGCCGCCGGCCCCGGCAAGTCGCATCTGATGCGGATCGCGGCCGTCCTGTGGTGCGCGGCGATACCCGGCCTGCAGGTCTATCTGTTCCGCCGCATTCGGGAAGACCTCTACAAGAACCACGTCGAAGGCCCGAAAGGCTTTCGCAACCTGCTCTCGATCTGGATTTTCACCGGCTGGTGTCGTTTCGCCGGCGATGAAATCCGCTTCTGGAACGGTAGCGTTATCTATCTCTGCCACTGCAAGGCCGAGAGCGACATCTACAAGTACCAGGGCGCAGAAATCCACGTCCTGATGATCGACGAGCTGACGCACTTCACGGAAGCGATGTACCGCTATCTGCGCGGCAGAGTTCGGATGGTCGGCATCAAGCTGCCGCCGGACTACATCGGCAAATTCCCCCGCGTGCTGTGCGGCTCGAACCCGGGCGGCAAGGGGCACCTTTGGGTCAAGAACACCTTCATCTCGGGCTGCGTGCCGCTGCAACAGCGCCGCATGCCGAAAGAGGAAGGCGGCATGCTCCGCCAGTTCATCCCCGGCCGCTTGGAAGACAATCCAAGCATGACCGAGGACGATCCGGACTACGAGGCCAAGCTCTACGGCCTCGGTTCGGCAACGCTCGTGGCCGCGATGCGGTTCGGCGACTGGGACGTGGTCGAAGGCGCGTTCTTCTCGGAATGGAGCAATATCCAGCATGTTATCGCGCCGTTCGCTATTCCGCAGCATTGGCTGCGCTTCCGCTCTGGCGATTGGGGCTCTCAAAGCCCCTATAGCATCGGCTGGTGGGCTGTCGTCGGGGACGATTTCGTTCTTCCCGGACCAGCTTTGGGTGGACTGGGGAAGACAGGTGGCTCCCTCCTTCCGCGCGGTGCTATCGTCCGCTACCGTGAAGATTACGGAAAAGTCGGCGGCAAGCTGACCGCTGAGCAACTCGGCGCCCGCATCGCCAAGATCGAGGAGCGCGACCCGAAACTCTCCTATGGCGTGCTCGATCCTTCCGCCTTCGACGAGAACGGCGGTCCGTCGATCGCCGAGCGTATCAACGACGAGTTGATCAAGAAGGCGCTGATCAGCTTCCATAAAGCCGACAACAAGCGCGTTACGAGTGTGGGCAGCCCTGATCGCGGCGGCCCGATGTCGGGCTGGGATCAGATGCGCGGTCGCCTGATCGGCACGGCGCGCAAGCAGCCGGACTTCAGCGTCGATTGGTCCACGGGCCGGCCGATGATCTATTTCTTCTCGACCTGCGTGGACTCCATCCGCACCATCCCGGTGCTGCAGCACGACCCGCACCGCGCTGAGGATCTTGACACCAAAGCGGAAGATCACGCCGCCGACGACGTGCGCTACGCCTGTATGTCGCGGCCGTGGATCAAGACGCTACCCAAGGATGACGCGATCAAGCGCGATGCATTCCGCGAAGCGCGGGACGAGCGCTACGATGAATCAACCGTGACCCTCTGAAGGGAGACGACCATGGCCCGAGGAACTAAGGCTACTGCACCCGAAGCGAAGGCGGAGAGCGAAACGTCCGCGCATCCGCGAGATCCCGACGAACCGACCATGGAAGAGCGCGCCCGCGCCCTGGTCGCATCCTACGAACACGGCATGGAGCACAGCTCGCCGCGCACCATGAACGAACTCAACGAGTTGAGGGCGGTGCTGCTCGGCAAGGGCTGAAGGTGACCGCCTACCTGATCTCGCTGGCCTTGATCGGCCTGATCGTTATCGCCGTGTCAGGGGAATTCGACTGATGGCTGAAACCACACCCGCACCGAACAACAAGCCAGTCGCCTTCGGACAGAAGGTCGTCAGCGAACCGGCAGGCACTGCAAAAGTGCGCGCGCCCTCAGGCGCCGCCAAAAGCGCCGTGATCCGCAAGAAAGCCAAGGGCGCGATCAACAAGGGCATGATTTCGGAGAAGGCGGCCAAGAAGTATCTCGGCAACGTCTGACGTCATGCGTCGCGGCGGCCGTCTCTACTGGCGCAGCATCCGGCTTCGCGAACGAAGCCTGGCTGGGCGGCCTCTAGCGCGAAACGAGTATCGCGACGATCTCGATTACCGCGATGTCGACCGCCACGACATCATGGCCAAGATCGACAGCCTGCCGCTCGGCTGGCGGATGCTGATCAACGAGCATGGCTTTACGCCTGTGATGCAGGCGCGGCAGGTTTCGACGAACATCGTTGACGTCGAGCGGATGATGCAGCGCCGCCACGCTTACCGGCAACAGCAATTGGCAGAAGGCAGGGCCTGACCATGGCAAAAGCGAAAAGCAATGGCGACTATCCTGCGGTTTCCGCCGTCGAAGACGAACGCTACCGCGTCGAGGATGCGCTGCGCACGCTGCAGCGCGCCGGCGAGATCGTCCATGACGCCAAGCTGATGGCCAAGGTCAAGGAATGCGCGGCAGAGAAAGCCGACGAGATGAAGGTCATCGCCAAATCCGCCGATGCACTGGCCAAGGCCGGCCGCATCTCGCCAAAGCAGATGGCGAAGCTCGGCGCCCGCTGACATGCCACTGCAGGAATATTCGCCACTCGACGCCATGGCGCGCAGCGACGCTGCGCGCCTGGTGCCGCTCATGGCCGAGCGTGAGGCGAATAATCCCGATGAGGACAAGCGCGACCGCGACCGCCTCGATCCCGACAGCGAGATGTTCCTGCCGGTCCGCACCCTTCGGACGCAATATCTCGACTACATCAACTCCAAGGTCGACGAGATCGAGGAGCAGAAGGACTCCCGGCGCTATTACCACGGCGCGCAGCTGACGGCCGAACAGCATCGGGTGCTGAAAGCTCGCCACCAGCCGGTGCAAATCTGGAACCGAATCGGCCGCAAGATCAACGGCATCGTCGGCGTCGTCGAGCGCACGCGTTGCGATCCGAAGGCGGAAGGGCGCGATCCGAAGTCGGAAGAGGGTGCGGAGATCGCAACGCAGACGATCCGGTATGTCTGCGACCGCAACCAGTTCAAGAACACGATCGAGCCGATCGTGCTTCTGCAGGGCGGCATCGAGGGCATCACCGGCACGCAGGTTGTGCTGACGAAGGGCGACAAGGGCGATCCGGACATCGGCATTCACGACGTCGTCGGCGATGAGTATTTCTACGATCCGCGGTCCTATCGTTTCGACTTCAAGGATGTCCGCTATGAGGGCATCGCAAAGTGGCTCGATATCGACGCCGCGATCGAGATGTTTCCGGGCAAGGAAGACGAACTCGAAGGCCTGTTCGTCGGCGACAGCGACCTCACCACTAATGCGGATCGCGAAATCAAGTGGATCATCTCCACGACAAAACGGCTTCGCCTGGTCGAGCACTGGTACAAGTACAAGGGCCGCTGGTGCTGGGCGTTCTATGTGGCGAACACGCTCCTGGATCAGGGCGTCTCGCCCTTCGTCGACGAGAATGGCAACAGTGAATCCTCGTTCGACATGTTCTGCGCGGCGATCGACCAGGACGGTGACCGCTATTCGTTCGTGCGGACCTTCAAGGGCCCGCAGGATGCGCTGAATCAGGGCAAGTCCAAGACGCTCGCGCTGGCGAATTCGCGGCGGATCATCGCGGAAAAGGGCGCGGTCGACGACGTCGAGATCGCGCGCCGTGAAGCCGCCCGGCATGACGGGTATCTCGAAGTCAATCCGGGCAAGAACTTCAAATTCGACGACACCAACACCGACATCGCCACGTTCTCGACATTCACCGAGGACGCCAAACAGGAACTCGAAGGCTTCGCCAACTCCAACATCGCCGCGATGACCGGCGTCGGGCTGGGCAATCTCTCCGGCAAGGCGATCGAGCTGCTGCGCCAGCCCGGCATGGCCGAGCTGGGGCCGTTCGTGCTGGCGCATCGCGCCTGGAAATTGAACGTCTACCGCAAGATCTGGAACGCGGCACAGCGGCACTGGACGGCGGAGCGATGGATCCGGGTCAACACCAACGACAAGCTGGCGCAGTTCATCCAGCTCAACGGCGTCGATCTCGACGAGTGGGGCCGGCCGACGCTGGTCAACGCCGTCGGCACGCTCGACGTCAACATCGTGCTCGATGAAGGCCCGGACATCATCTCGATGATGCAGGAAACCTACGAGACGCTGAAGGGCTACATGCCCGGCACGTTCCCGCCGCAGGTCCTGATCGAGATGAACCCGAACCTGCCGCGCTCGGAAAAGGACCGGCTGCTGAAGTTGATGCAGCCGCCGCAACAGCCGCCGGATCCGGCCGCTGAAATGGCCAAGCGGCTGCAGCTGGAGGCGCTGGCGGGTGCCAACGCCAAGCAGGCCGCGGAGACGCAGAAGTCGCTTGCAGGCGCCGACCAGGCGCAGGCGACCGCCGACGAGAAGCGCGCCAATGTCGGGCAGATGCAAGGGCAGGCGGAACTATCCGCGGCCACGTTCGTGCGGGATTCGCTGTTCGAGGCGCACAAGGTCATGGCGCCGTTCCTTGAGCAAGGCGGGCAGGGTGCGCCAATTGGCGCAGGCTTGATGCCGCAAGGCCAACAGCCACAGGCAATGGAGATGGCGCAATGATACGTCGTTTGATGCGTCTTGCGGTGTTTGCCGGCCCGCTGATCGCCGCCATGCCAGCGTTCGCGCAGAACAGCTGGGAGACGCCGGGAGGCAGTCGTGTCGATGGCAAGATCGACATGTGCCTCAACGCGCAGGGCAAGGCGGTGCCGGTCGACCAGAGCGGGGCCTGTCCAAGCGGTGGTGGGTCTTCATCCACTCCGTTTACGCCGAATGGCAACTTCGGAACGCTGACGGCGACCGCGGCCAGTTCGGGATCGACAGCACTTCCCGCCGGGACCGTGGTTGCCTTCCAGAACACGTCCACCATCGATGTTTCCTGCGTTCTGTCGGCGGGGGTTGCAACCGCGACCACCAACAAGATCGTTGTCCGCGCCGGCTCAACCGTGTTCGTCGCCGTCGGCGCCAACGTCAATGCCGCGTGCATCAACCAGACGGGGGCGGCGTCGAACGTCGTGGTGTTGGCCGGCGGATCGGGGCTCGGAACAAACTTCGGAGGATCAACCGCTGGTGGATCCGGCGGCGCGGTGTTCGGCCCGACCGCCAACGGCGCGGCGGCGGCCAATCCGCCGGTCCTGGTCGGCGGCACGGCCAACGGCACGGCAACCGGCAACGTCGGCAACTGGAAGGTCGACAGCGCCGGCACGGGCTTCATCGACTGCATCTCCGGCGGCACGCTGTGCACGGCGCTCGCTAATGGCGTCCAGACCGCAGGCTCTGCCGTCGGCACCCAGCTGATCGCCTGGGGCATCAACGTCGCCGGCAACGCGCGGCAGCCGACGGGATCGAATCCGAGTGGTTCGATCTATGCTATGCAAACCGATATCGTCGCGGTTGGGGGTGCGACCGCTACGGCGGCCAATCCACTTCCTGTCGGACCAAGCCCTTATCCGGTCGGCGCTGTGCCTTACACGAACTCGGCGACGGGGACGACCACGGGGGCTGTCGCGACCCTGGCGGGGGCGGCTTCTGTTACCACCTATATTTGCGGGTTTTCGGTCCGGGCGAACGCCACGGCGGCAACGACGGTGAACATGGTGGTCAGCGGGACGATAAGTGGATCGCTGAATTTTACCCAATGGGTTGCCCCGCTTGCGAGCGGCATCGGCATCGCCGAGATGATCTTTAACCCATGCGTTCCGGCCTCTGCCGCCAACACCTCGATCGTGGTCACTGGCGGCGCGCCTGGTGCTGGCGGCGTCAACTCCGCAACGGCTTGGGGCTACAAGCTGTGAGGAAAATACTCGCGCTTGTCGTAGCGCTTTGCCTTGCGCCGATCGGGGCGCAGGCTTGGTGGCAGTCGGTAGCACAGCAAAGCGTGAGTGTTGCCGCCACCTATCAAGGCCCCGGCGATATCGTCAGCGGTGCTCTGATTTGGGGAAGCTGTTCGCGGGTCTACAACGTGTCGCTCGCCAGCACATCGACATCGCTTTGCGATCTCGTCGACACGTCGGTTGGCGGTACGGCGATCTGTACGCTGCGAGGATCGTCAACTGGCTTCGTCGATCTGACGGGATCATACTGCACCGGCTCTGCCACCCCCGCCGTAGCCTGCGCGGCGGCGGCCGGCGGCGCCTGTCGCGTCTCAAAGGTCTATGACCAGATCGGCGGCACGTCCGGGTGGGTCAATGCGACCCACGGACAGCGGCCGGTGTTCACATTCTCGGCTCAGAATAGTCTCCCCGGCCTTACGGGAACGGCTGCTGCCAACACGTTCCTCAACACGAGCAGTACCTTTACTCAAGCCCAGCCCTGGACACTTGTGGCGGTAGGCAAGCGCACAGCGAATTTCACCACCTCACAGTCACTGATCGGCTCAAGTGGGTCGCTCAACGATTGTCTGTCGTATACCACATCAGCGAGCACTGCTGGGTTCACCAGCGACGGTGCCTCCACCATCACGCTGGGATCGGTGACTGACAGTAATTTTCACGCCGTGCAGGGCGTGGCTGCCACCAGTCCGAATGGAGTCCTTGCGGTCGATGGGGTCGAGACAACCGGCAACGTAGGTACCGGCGCTTTCTCCGCCAACACATCTCGCATTATGCGTTGCGCCGGTGGCCTCAGCCTCGACGGCGTGTGGCTGGAGGGCGGCTTGTGGCCGGTCGGCTTCGACGCCACGCAGCGCGGCAACATCAACAGCAACATCCACAGCTCGACGAGCGGATACAACTTTTAAATGCTTAGAGCTATCCTTTCGTACCTCTTCCTCGCATTCGTCGGCGCTCTTCCCGCAAACGCATGGACCCATGGTGTTGCGCCCAGCGGCGGCAACAACGGCGGCATGCTGCTTAATCTTGCCAACACCTCCTATTTCGCCGGCTTCAATCAAATCCTGAATTGGTGGGCGACAGGCGACACCATCATCATCAACAGCTCGGTGAACGGGCCGCTCACGGGGCAGCAGGTATGGGATTGCCCAACGAAGTGTTCGACGCCGACCACCTATCTTGATTCCAGCGGTGAGATGGTTACTCCAGTTCCGGGCGACGTAGTCTATATGGAGCGCGGGTGGTGGGCTCCCGTGAGCCAGCCCGTGGTCCAATACTATGGCACTGCGTTTGGCCAGTTCGCCAGCCAGGTCTGGAAGATGAAGTGGACGGGCTGTGCGGCTCCTGCATGGACGACCGCCAACCTCGGCTCCGGCGGCGCGATGAGCGGCATCGGCAGCAACGTCGCGACGATTACCTTCGGCTCATCGGGAGCCGGCAACGTCGCAACGCGCATCACATTTGACGCGACGTGCCGCGCCAATCCGCCCAAGGCCATCAATATCTACCAGAACGAATACGCCTCATTGGTGGCGTCGGGAGAGCTCTGGAATCCGGACTTCATCAGCACCATAAATCCGCTCGGCTATCTCCGCCTCATGGACG